ATCATACTGATAGTTCTGCAGTGCTCTCTGCTGCTGAATGTCTGCGTTCCTTCGCTGCCATGCTGCCAGATATTCCGCAGCCCGCTGATCATTATTCTGCTGGGCCGGATATAACGGACGATCATAAGGACGATTGTTCTCCACTCCGACTTCCCGCATCTGTCCATTGAAACTGTACTGCGTCGCTCTCGGATCGTATTCTCCCCGTGTGCTGAATCCTTCTGAATACAAAGGATTCGTCGGCAGATATCCGTTGCCCCGGTTCCCTGCTGCCTGTTGGTTTGCCTGTGCCCGCAGCGCTGCCTGTACCCGCGGATTGCCGACCTGCTCTGCCTGTTCCTCCGGACTCATCGCCCAGTACTTTGCCAGGATCGTCGAATCATCATCTTCCTCGGTGAACTCGGCCTTTGTCTGAGCAGCTATGCTTTGAGCTGTATTCCTTTTCATCCCGATCGTGCCTGCAGTACCGCCGGTATAAACGACCGGTTCTCCTTTGCTTCTGGATGTGATCTTGCCGTTTTCCGACTTCGGATTTTCCGGTGTTTCTTCTGCGGATGAAAGGACCGGACTCTGTTGTTCCGCTCTGCGTTCTCCTGCTGACACTTGTGTCCCCGGTTCCGGTGCGTACACCTGTGGCTCTTCCTCTGCAGCTGCAGGTATTGGTGTAGATGTCTGTTCCGGTTCAGGTTCCGGTTCAGGTGTATAACTGACAGTGTTTTGTTTTACCTTACCGATCTTATCCGCTAATGAGCCAGACGTATCTGCACCTTTGCTGCCGGACTGCTGCCCTTCCGTTCTGCCTGTTCCACCGGTTACTGTTTCTTTTATCTTTTCTTTTGACTGAGCTATTGCTTCTTTCGCTGTTTGAGCAGGAGCAGGATCATAGGATACACCTTCACTCGCATTGACCCGATCCTTCCTCCGTTCCTCTTCTTTCTCAGCTGCCCATGATTCTTCCTTTTGTTGGTTTATCCAATTCTGTGCACCACTGAAATCAGAATTGTTTATGACATCTGTAATCCAGCCCATAGTTACCTCCTCATACCTCCTCTATCCGTTTCACAGCTTCAGGTGCCCGTTCCTTCACCATCCGCTTTACCGCCTCGGGAAGTCCTGCCCAAAGTACAGCGGCTTCCCTTTCAACATCCGGCCTGTAAAATTCTTCCAGCGCCGCCTCTATGTCATCATTGACTTCCATCTCTGCCATGACCAGCAGCTCGTCTATATCCTGATTGGTAAGCATTTCTACCTCATCATCCCGCTTTCATCCGGTGTTCCTGCCAAACCCTGACCGGGGATCATTCCGCCCATGGCTCCCGGCAGCCCGCCTTCCATTCCTTCTGTCGGCATTGGCATTGGTCCTCCGGCTTCCGGCATCGGCATCTGTCCCTGCTGCATCGCGTTACTCATCAGCTGTGCTTCGATCTGCTGGCCCTGAGTAAGTCCCATCTGATCAGGTGCAGGTTCCGCATTCCGCATTCCGCCTTCCGCATTGCTGCCGGCCGCAGCATTCCTGGCAGCAGCGATCGCATTCTGCAGCTGTTCATTCCGCAGCTGTTCTTCCTGCTGATCAGACTGCTGTAACCGGTTCACCTTCTGCTGCAGCTTATACTGGACCAGGCTGTTCGCCGCCTGCTGTTTCACAAATGCGCTTGCGATCTCCTTGGTATTGGTGATACCCAGCAGGTTGCTCTGGATATATTCATCCGGCATGCCCAGCTTCTGCATCTGCAGACCAACATTGACCAGCTGCAGCTTCTCCTGCGGCAGGATCACGTCCAGCTTTGCTTTCACTTCGATGTCTTCCGGGATCTCAGATGACTTGATCTCATACCCGTTCTTGTTGAAGTTGATGTGCCGGGCCTTCATCATTGACAGTGCCATCTCGATTGTGCTGGAGATACCGAAACCACCCAGCCGCTGCGGACCGATCAGCGGAAGCCTGGCAGCCTGCTGCAGTAAACTCGTCTCGGAGAATGTCTGGCTGCTTCCGCCCCGTTCCCCGAAGGCTGTGCTGTACATCGTGCTTTCATCAATAAGCGTTCCGGTGATTTCGCTCAGCTTCTGCACTTCCGGCGGCAGGATACCTTTGCTGTCCAGCGGATCCAGTGTGTCGCCCTTCCGCATCTGGTAATAACTGATCGCTCCGTCGTGCTGCATTATCAGATCATCTTCGCTGTCCGTCTTATAAACGAATGTCGGTGTAACACCCAGCGTAAACAACAGGGAATACAGCACCGTATACAGCAGACTTTCCCGGTCCCACAGATGACTGCGCATGATGCTGAACAGCAGCGGCTGTCTCCGGTCTTCTTCCTTCTCAAAGAATGTGGATCCGTTTATCAGCGTGACGTCGATCGGGATGCAGGGCAGATTGTGTTCATCACAGATCAGCGGATCATCCTCATTGATCCAGATAGCATAATGTGTCAGGTCATAAAAGATCTTCAGCTGTACATTGTCCGTGTTTCGCTTATTGACATAGTCATACTTATCCTTCAGCAAAGACTGATACTTCTGTGCCACATAAGACCATCGCACCTGTGATTCCCGGTAATAAGCACACAGCCCCAGCTCGTCAAACTCCGGATAACCTTCCCGCGGATTCCAGGACTGGAACAGGATCGGCGTGATCTTTGACACACGTTCCGCCCGTTTGTCGTTTTTGTTGTAGGCCTTATAGTCATCCATGATGGTGATCGCCGTGTGCATCTCATCATAAAGCAGCGCACTCAGGATCATGTCATAATGCAGTGGACGTCTTGCAGCTCTCCCGGCTTGTCCCCACCAACGGCTGATATTCTTTTCGATCCCTTCCAGCTTCGATTCATCCAGCCCGCTTGCATTGATATCAAACACCGGCTCCTGGCTCATCATCAATCTGCAGGCGTTCAGCACCTTGTTTCTGGCGGACGGGCTCGGCGTCAGCTTCATGATGTCCTGCCCGGAAAACTTGCTGTTCTCAGCCGTGAAATCCATCAGATACATCTTCTCATATTCGTCAAACTCCCGATCACGCACACCATGGATCGACTTCAGATCCCGTGCATGGATCCTGATGTCATTCCAAACTTCCCGATCATAATTCATAAACTCCTCCTACTTCTCACTGCCGAAGGCGATTTCACCCGAAGGATTTCACCGCACAGCGATTTCACTTTCCGTAAACCTTTTTCACAATGGCCGTAATGTCTTTCACCCTCACGTTCGCATTGACGTCCACCTTACTGCTGCGCTGCCCCAGTTCCTTCGCGATATCGTCAAGGCAGCCGCGCATCGCATTCACCACTGACGGCAGCTGCATCGTTGCTGTCCGCGGGACCATATCAAACAGATACTCCGCTGTCTTCTCCAGCATCCGGATCCGCGCATCCTTCTCCGCAAGTCCTGCTGTGATTGCCTCTGCCCGTCGTTCCTCATGGATCACAGCCTCTTTCTGTACAGACTGTCTCCGGAACGTCTTTGAAATGTTTGCACTCTTGACCACAAAAGGAGGATCATGCTCTGCAGCCAGCCGGATGATCTGCTGGTTCGTCTTTCCTGCAGCAACCCATTCCTCGATCAAAAGGCGCTGATCATTCGTCAGTCTCACCCTGATCTCCTTCAAAGTAAATATTTACTTTCTCAAAGTAAATCCCCTCACAAACTTAACTCCCCAAAATATTTACTTTCATTTACTATCCAAACATCCCATACAGCGGATGTCTTTCCCGGTTTCTCCGCTCTCCGTTCCGCGGTTTTTCTGATCCGGCAATACTCGTCAGCATATACCGCAGCGCATCATAAGCATGATCCTCAAAGTTCGTGTCCACATCCTCCGGCTTGCTGGCGCTCATCGGCAGATTCTCAAACTGCCAGATCAGGTTCTTACACCTGGATAAAATGATCAGTCCGGGAAGTCCGTCCGGCTTCGGCCTCATCAGCTCCCGGATCTTTGCCAGTCCACCATTCCGGTCATTGTCGCCTTTGGTCAGGTAGATCCCGTGATCGGCATAGATATCCTTTGGTTCCCTGGCATTGTTTTCCACATGATGGTTCTTCTGCCACATTGCCGGATCCGCGTAGCTGATACTGATCCTGTGGTTCCTCGGCGTCATGTCATTGATCCGCTCTGCCTGCACACCGTTCTCATATCCCTCTCCGTAATCTTCCTGGTACACCACCACCCGCTTCGTCACCGGATCAATCGCTCCCCACAAACAGCAGTATGGTTTTCTGTATCCGTCATCGATCCCGCGGATCCTCGTCCAGTTGTCTCCGATCTCAAAGTCATCATAGACATAAACATCCGGCCGGAAGTTATCAAACGCCATGCCCTGACTGATATCGAAGTCACCGTCACGCCACAGCTTTCCCAGCATCCCATCCAGGTTGTTCAGGTAATCAACATACCCGGCATCCAGGAACTTGTTATCCTGGTATCGGCTGAAGATAAACCGCGTGCTTGTTTCCTGTCCCTTCTTCCATGGTTCGATGAAAGTCTTTTTCAGATACCGCATCCCCGGTCCGCCCGGATTGAAATTCATATAGCACCGCGGTACATAACCATCTAACCGTCCGGTACGAAGAGACCCCTGCAGCTTGATCAGCCGTTCCTCGTCGATCTGGTTTGCCTCTTCGACCACCATCAGCTCATAGTTCAGCCCGACATATTTGTCCACATCCTTCGGATCCCGCACACCGGCGATCGCGATCGAGCTGCCATTCGGAAACCGTACACCGTCCTGGTTCAGCCGTGCTCCTTCATAATCTCCCAGGATCGCGGACGTCATCTGCTGGAAGGAATCACCTGCGGAGTTCTTCACAAGGCGGATGTACAGGCAGTTGATCCCCGGCCACTTCTGACAGTCGTACAGGGCAACATGGGCAAAGGTCGCTGTGGTCTTTCCGGATCCCCGGCTGCCCCCGTTCCCGATCAGACGGACCCCGTGCAGCTGCGCTTCCTCTGTCAGCCGGTGCCATTTGACCTGCATCTCCTGCGGGATGTAGAAATACGGAAGGAACCGCTCTGCCATTTCCTCCGGCAGTCCTTCCTTTAACAGCTCACTCGCTGCTGTTTCCCATGCTGCAGCTTCTTCGTCCGTCATGACCTGAATCCTTTAAACGCAAAAGCCGCCCCTGTTAGGACGGCTCTTGTATAGCACCTTGGAGAGAGGTGGCCTGACTAAATTATATCACAGACCGTTCTCAGCTAACCACGCTCAAACTTCCCTCCGTTCGGTTTCAATCGGTTCTTCTGCCGGCCTCTCCTCAGCTCCTCTTCCGGCAGCGCCACGCGGATCCTGTGCATAATGGATCCGATCTCCACATGGTTCTCATCGAACACCGGCTCCTCCACATCAAAGTACCGCGGCATATTGTTCCGGATCTCCAGCGTGATCCTCCCGGTTCTCGTATGGTTCGAAGCCACCTTTTCACACAGCCCCTGCAGCTGATTGATCTGTTCCACAGTCAGAAACATTCCACCTCCACCATTGTCATGAGGACTAAAAAAAGCCGCGCCGGAAGAACCCGCGGCTTATCTACTGAATACGGAGTACCATGAAACGAAGCTGTATAATTGGTTACCATTATTTCCTCCGGTAAAACGCAGGGTACATCCCTACGACGCTCTCCTACAACTATCTACAACTATCAACAACTAACTACAACTATCTACAAACTAAACCCTAATCCCTAATACCTGATCCCTACATCGGCCCTGCCCCTGCATTTTCAAAAGGTTTCCATTGATCCTCGTACCTGTTCTTCGCATCCTCGATCGTCTTATTCAGGATCCCTTTTGCAGCACCGTCAGACAATCCGTCCTGCCGCAGCGATGACAGAAACGCCTGGATCATGCAGCTCAGATTTCCCGCCAGTTCCTGGATGATCATCCGGTCAGACCTATCTGCTGGCGGAGCTATGCAGCAGCTGGACAGCCTGCTGTCTTCCATCACTCCGTGTCCAGGGATCACAATACAATAACTGATCCCCGTTCCTGTCATACTTCCCACAGCCTTGATCGACTTGCTGATCGCGATCAACCGCTCATCCACAGAAGCTAACCCGTCATTCTCCGGCGCCTGCTCCTCATTCTTCATTCTTACTTCTTCATTCACAGGAACATCTTCTCCATATCCAAACTTATCACTGCTTCCACTGCTTTCCATCTCTCACCCCTTCAATCCTTCATACGGCACTTCCCCGACAATGTTCAGGTTCATACCCCGCAGCTTCTTCGTCATCATCTCAGCTTCATATCGGCTAACCGTGCTCACGATTGTCTGCCCGGTCTCCCCGAACAGGTGATAATTCCCGATCGCATTCAGCCCCCAGCGGTATACCTTCTTCTTGTCCATCCGCTTTGCCAGCTCCTTGACGTTCATAACCCCAGCCTTTCCATGATCTTCTTTCCTACTTCGGCCACAGCTTCCTCAGTCCAGGGATCGTCCGGATCCTGATCGTCCGTGATCCCCAGCCTCTTCAGGTCATCCTTTGTCAGACTTTCAAACTCTCCTTCCCCGTCATCACGGACCGCAAACACCGGCCCGAAGATCACGTCCGTCGGTGTCATGATGTTCCGCTTCATGTTGTTCAGCTTGCCTTCCTCGTTGCAGAAGATATGTACACCGAATGATGTGGTATATGCTCCTTCGATATACCCTCCGACGATCTGCTGATACACCTGCAGCACATCCTCGACGGTCCGCTTTTCCCAGGGTTCCCCCGGATTCTTTACGGCTATGGTGATCTTTCTTTTCATTATTGCTCTAACCTTTCTATCAATTGCTTCACCTGGAACAGGTCTACATAAAGCATTGTTGCCATCCGCCCGATCTCACAATCCGGCCGGAATGTTTTCATCAGCACACTTGTGATCTCATCCGCATCAATGTAGGCTTTTTTTGCGCGATCGCATAAATCCTGCAGCGTCGGCTCCGGCTTTCTTCTTGGCTTTCCTTGCATCTTCTTCCTCTTCGATCTTTTGCCGGAGATACCACAGCCCGGCACTCATCAGTTTCATCTGGCAAAGGTTATCCCCGTTCAGCCAGCAGCCGGAACAGTTATTGAAATACAGACATTCCTCCAGCTGCTTTGCCACCATCTTCAACGTCTTCACCGGTTTCTGGATATGTACCGCATACTTCATCTATCTTCCTTTCCACAGTAAAGACTTCCCGCACTTCGGACAAGACTTCCATTTCTCTTTCAGAAACTTCCTGCAATTTCCGCAGTACCATTTCTCGTCGATCGTGTCCCGGTCCACAGTGATCACCCGCGCCACTGTCCGGACTTCTTTCTCCTTTTCCATCATCCCGTTCACTCCAATCTATCAATGCTCCGCAGTGCTGGCAATATTTCCAGAACTTGCCGACCACCGATCCACACGAGCAGTACCATTTGTTTTCGATCTTGATGGCTTTACTGACTTCTTTCTCTGCCGGATACTGTCTCCGCCATTTCAATTCCTGAAGCCATCTTGCCAGCTGCCTGTGGTCTGCAGCACATCCCGGCCATTCACAACGCTCCGCTATTTCCTCACAATGCCTGATCGCATCATCTATCTCAAATCTCATTTTCTTTCCTTCCGATATGCCTGCCAGGTGTCATCTCCTTTGACAAAGTCATACTGCTCCCCATCAGAATTTCTGGCATCAAAATAATCGTTGTTGATAAATTCGATCAACATCCAGGTTCCTGATATCCATCCTCTGGTATTGTCAATCGGATCATATCTTTCCAACCAGACCGGCTTCCCTTCCATCCGCAGCAGCTCGTCCCAGGTCAGCGGATCATTCTGCTTCAGTTCCGCCAGTGCCTTAATATGTTTGTCCCTGGCGCTGTTGTACTGATCCATCACCTGCGTCATTTCTTCCTGCCAATGCTTCCGGTCAGCTTCATACTGCAGCCTGTCCGATCGGTACATCTTCAGGTGGTTGAGCGCATCAAGTGCTCTTGTCGCACAGCAGTTACCTTCACGCAGGTCATCTTTGTAAGAGCAAGTGTTGCACTCTTGCGGTCCTTTCCAGCATCTTTCCGTGGCCTGTATAACTTCATCCAGCGATCTCATCTTCTGCATAACCAAATACCCTTTCTTCTAAGTCTTTGATCCTGCGAATGACATTATCCATCTGCCTTTCAATCTTGTCATCTTCCACACAAATCCCAAGCGGACAGTCTCGAAAAAATCTATCCTTTCCAGTCCCTTCATCATGTGCTCCAAGTACGCATTTATGTCTTTTGTAGTAAATGCAATCACCGCAACAGTAAATCTTCACGTACTGCCTCATCATTCACCTCTCGTCATCTCTGATCCACAATTCGGACAGTACTTGAACTCGTCAAAGTAATACTGATATGGCGTAGTCAGATACTTTCCGCATACAGAACATTTAGCGTGCTGGTAATCCATGATGGTCATGGAATATACTTTTCTCTCCACCCACTTCCCCTTCTTCCGCTCTGGTATTTCTGCGGATGGCATGTCTTCGATAATGCAAATACCGTCATCAAGAGAACAGGTTCTGCACATGATACCGTTGTATTTTTCACCTTCACCGCAAACGTCACAGAGTCTCTGAAAGGCCTCCAATACCGCCTGTCTGTCAATAAGGTCACTCATGATTCACCTCTCATCTCTGCACGACTACAAAAGTCATTTCTTTGACGGAACACCAACTTATCCTGCTCACATGTACACCGACTACCAACATTGATACCGTATTTAACTGTGACACATCCCGGAATACCGAACGGTCCATAGGCTTCTTCTGGCATATCTTTATACTCATATCGTAATCCGTCCTTCTCAACATGCGCTGGATCGAAGTAAATGCAATCTTCGCATCGGATAATCTTCCGCTCTGGCTCTGATCTGCTGTTCCATGCTTTGATAGCATCATCCTCGTTTATCCATTTTTTTGTCAGTCTGCCTGCACATGACGGATTTTGGCAGGTCGGTGTATAGTCATATCCATTGGGAATATGTTTTTGAATCTTCATAATTGCCTGTCCTCCGCAAAACGGGCAGGGTTTTAGTTCTTCACTCATTTCCACTCCAATCACGACACCAATGATCACTCGGACAAAAGATGCTCCACAATTTACAATACCGCCCGTCTTCATAACTGTCGCATGTATTGCAACACCGCTCTGCAATCATAGCTCTCTTATTCCATAGATAGATTGCATCCTCTTTGCGAGCAGCAACATTGGTCGAAGCCTTGCAGTTTGTACAATATGTGACATATGCTTTACTCACGCTTGAATATCCAACATTGATACGTTTACTTCCGCAAAATGGACACGGTTTTAATTCTTCATTCTTCATTCTTTCTTCAGCCATAACAGACACCTTTCCAGGTCATTCATCCGCTGCCATTCCTCATAATATTTTTCAAAGCATAACCGCAGCGTCAATGACAGACTTGCATATCCTTCATCAGCCACTTCGTAAAGCCTGGACAATTCCTCCTGATTGAAATGGACCTGCACATGGTAGTCCCTCTTCTTCTCCGGCGGCATTGCCTTCTGTCTTCTCATAACAATCCTTTTCTTTCACGCACCAGGAGCAGCACGCCGATCCTCGCCAGGATCTGATTCGCAGCAGCCTCTCCCCAGTTCTGTCCGCAGCGATGCTTCAGTGCCGCCCGGTATCCGTCGATCCGCGCACGGTCATCATTGTCAAGGCTGCGGAAGGCAGCAGCATAAGACTGCGTTTCCAGCACCGGCCGGTCCCGTGAAGTCACAGGATTGCTGCACTCCTTATAGATCTTTTCAAACTCATCATGCACCGCAGTATTCGGTACAGCCTTCTCCGGGATCCTCCGATCCCTGTGTCCATAAAGTGATCTACTCATTCTTCACCCCCAGATATTCGCAGATGATGCCGATCGCATCGTCCGCCCCTCTGCAGATATTGAACTGATAGCCTTCAAACACCAGCGCCTTGCCCCACACGAATTGCTCGTCCCGGACCCGGCCGCCTTTCTTTTTCTTCAGCTCAATAAACAAACCGTGCTTTCCGTCCCGTGCCACCGGAAGGAACAGATCCGGCACACCGGCCTTGACGCCTTCAGCCTTCATCCGTGCTGCAGTCACCTTGTTACGGTACCCGCCGTTCGGGATGTGGAACAGCAGCCGCAGCTCCGGGATCCTGTTCTGCATGAAAGCAGCCCATTCGAACAGACTGATCTGCTCGTCGCTCTCCGACGGTACCCATCCTCTCCAGTCGCTCATCTCTTTTTCTCCGGCATGCCGTGGATCACCTTGCTCATGATCCCGCCCTTCTTCAATTCCCGCGCTTCTTCCTCAGCTCTTGCCTGGTCACGCAGCAGATAACGGTACATCATCAGGTAATGGCAGATGTCTTTGTTCAGAGATCCTTCCCGCTTCGATACGATCCCGATCACTTCGTCCAATGTCTTCGTCATGACGATCCCCTTTCTATGCCGGGCCTGATGATTTCGCGAATTGTTCGATTAGCCAGATAGCCTTACCCCTCATCTGATCTGTCGCGCCTTCCGGTTCAATACCCTGATCTGCACACACCGATGTGATCAGCCCGAAGCTGACGCGCTCATCCTTCTCCAGCCTATCAACAGCTTTTCCGGCAATCTTGTAGTAAGTTAACAGCCAACGCTTCAGCTTGCTCGGATTAGATTTGCTGAGCTCACACCAGGCTTTCACTGCATTGAAACCGCTCAGCCGTGGCAGCGCAAACCGCAGCACTACCGGATCCGGTTTCATGCTGATCAGTTCCTGCAGTTGCTCCTTGCTGTATTCGATTCCCACCGGATCCAGCAGGTATTCGTTGCAGATTTCTGTCAGCTCCGCAGCATTCGGATCTTCCGGCATAGGCAGCAGCTCCAGAGACGGAGCAGGATACCTGTCAGTTTCTTCGCTGGCTGCCGGGATCGGTGCTGCAGCATTGATCACAAACGACACCGACACCGCACCGTTTTCCATCCAGCCCAGGATCTTCTCTATCTCTTTCCATAACCGTGCCTCAGCCCAGTCTTTCGCGAAAGCATTCTCAACAGAAACCGTATAATGTCCGCCTTCATATCCGATCAGCTCCGCCTTCTTCAGCACCGTCGCATACGTTCCCCGGTCCAACATTCCCTTCAGCTGTTCCTTCGCAGTCTTCCACCTGATCACAGCCTCTTCGGGAATTTCTCCCGCGCCGGTTAACTCAGTACCTTCTATGCTCTTTTCTGGTAAGTAAGTAGATCTGTCTACATACATACTTACTTCTTTTTCGGGATTATTGTTAATATTATTAATTAACTGTTCGGGAATATCTCCCTGTTTTTCGGGAATAATTCCAGCTTCTTCGGGAATATCTCCCGTTTCTGATTCCTTTTCAAAATGAGTTGAACATTTTCCTTCAATTCGTTCGGGAATTTCTCCCTGCTTTTCGGGAATATTTCCCGACCACTGTCCGCTGACCACCTGCCGCTGTTCTTTCTGGTAGGGAAAAACTCCCAGCTTTCCGGCAATATTTCCCGAATACTCTTCCCGCGGCAGCACTTCCACTTCCGGCTCATCATCCTTTTCAGAATCCCATAAAGGAATATCTCCCTGCATTTCGGGAGAATCTCCCGGCAGCTGATCCTCATAACCGAATACCGCCTTCTCCAGCAGCGACACACGCTTTTCCAATTCGGGAGAAACTCCCGCTTTTCCGGGAATATTTCCCGATAATAAGGGAGAATCTCCCGAAGGCAGTATCTTCTCATCCCAGTACAAAGGCAGCTGATATTCTCTGCCCGTCAGCTGGTACCGGTTCTTCCGTGGTGATACGATCACACCCAGCTCCTGCAGCTTATCCAATCCCTTCCGGATCGGCTTCTCGGTGAATCCGGTTTCCGCAGCCAGGTCAGAAACTGACACAGCCCGGTTCCCGTTCATGCTCAGGTAAACAAGGATCGACAGCGGTGCGGCCTTTACATCCGCCAGTGAAAAATGTTCAAACATCTTCCATTCCTCCATTTCAGTGTATAATAGAGGTGCGGTCAGGATGTAGAGTTATTGACCGTTCCCTACATCCTGATCCGTGACCCAAAATTGAATATCCCGCAGTTATTTGAGAGAGAGCGAACCGCAGGACTACAGACGATTTATTGTGAATATTTCGCCTGTATTTTTTTCTGGAGGTTCTTATGAAATTGTCCGAAGCATCTGATATGTTTTACGTTTCAATGATCGGTATCAAGTCTGAGAAAACTGTATCCTGGTATAAAGGTCTGCTATCCGATCTCACGAAATTCCTGGACGATCCCGATCTGGATCTTGTTGATCTATACAGCCTGGAAAAATTCCGAGCCTCTCTGAACCGTCCTTCCAATTCAAAAGGCAGCAAAGGGAAAAAGATTTCAACGCATACGATCCACTGCCATGTCCGTGCACAGAAAAGATTTTTCAAATGGTTATACCATCGTCATCTCATAGATAATAATCCGGCCGAATTTCTGGAAAAGCCCAGGCTGCCGAAGCAGCAGCGTAAAGGGATCAAGCTGGAAGCAGCAGAAAAAATGCTGGATATGTCCCGCGATAATTGCCGCGACTATGCCCTGCTGTTATTCTTCCGCGATACCGGATGCCGCGCCGGTGGCATTTATAACTTACTCACAGACAATCTGGATATCCGTCATAACTCTGCGATCATCAGAGAAAAAGGAGACAAAGAAAGGACAGTCTATTTCACAACAGAAACTGCCCTGGCATTGGCTATGTACAATTCCATCCGGAAAAATCCTTTTGACGAAGAACACTTCTTTTTGTCAGACACATCTCATGAACCGCTGACTTATTCCGGCATCTATCAGATCTTCAAACGCCTGGCGAAGAAAGCTAATGTCAAAACAAAATTCAGCCCGCATCAATGGCGTCACGCAGCTGCCCGGTCATGGATCAAAGCAGGAATGAATCTGAAAACTGTTTCGGAAATCTTAGGACACGGTTCTGAAAAAGTAACCGGTGATATCTATGGAACACTGGATGATGAGGAACGACGCGAACTCTATTACAAAACCCAGGCTATTATCCATAACCGGATCAGTAATTAGCACATTTGTCCCTCAGAGTAACTGACTCTTAATCAGCGTGTTCGGGGTTCGAGTCCCCGATGGGTCACTGTAGGACTTTGGTAATCTTATAATTCAGGTGAAATATTCAGTTATCAAGGTTCTATTGGGTGTTGAACTGGTCCTTCTTCACCCACTGATAGGCGGCAGTAACCGCCTGTTTTTATTATAGTTATTGTTTGATGATCTCAAATAGATCTTCGAACCGGCAGTCCAGGACGATCATCATTTTGCAGATGTTCTTCAGTGTGAAATTATTCCGCTTCGAAAGTCCTGTGTAGTCGATCCCGGTCTGCCGACTGAGCTCCGCAAGGGAAATATTTCTCTCGCGGCATTTGTCGATTAAGTGATCTTGAATATCAAAATTTATCATAGCAATAGATTATATTACAATATATGTGCCAGTGTATAAAATTGGTGCAAAATTGGTAAGGTTATTATGGATAGCTTCACTATAAAATGTTTGGAAGAATTGGAGCAGCTGCGAAGAACTGCCACCACAAATGAACTAATCATGCTGCATCTTACCACGCTGGAAGAATATGTGAATTGGCGCAGACAGTTTCCGGATTGGGAACCATGGATGTTTTATCTGCGTCCTGATGCTCCGGATGTGATTGCTATTCGGAAACAATATGAACAGGAAATGCTTCGATCTATGATAGAGAAAAAACTACGGGAGTAATTATGGATGCCGGTGCTTATTGTATGACTGCGTTTTTCATATTCCTCGGTGTGTGGTTCGTTGCCAACATCATCATCCGGATCATTCGGCATAACAAGAAATAAAACAACAGAGCAAGGCGTGGAGCCTTGCTCTGTTTGCCACACTGAATGGTGGACTTTGTGCATGCACTTGATGTCCCGGATCGGTACGCTGAGCTGAAAGGAGAAGCGTTCCGGGATCATGCCTTTATTATAACCGGCTTATAATCCTCCTGACCTCTTCTGTAATACTCACTCCATCCCTCTTTGCCAATGCAGTAATTCTGGTATGAGTATCCCGATCAACGCGGATCATAACGTGGTCTGACTGTGGCACCTGCTGTTTCAGTTCAACATTCACAAGTACCACATCAAAAGGATCATTTATATCCAGCGGCCGGATCGTTCCGTCATCCATAACAACGAAGTATTCCCGGTCCCGTGTTCGCTTCTGATAAAGCTGTCCGCCTTCTATTTCTTTCAGCAGCTCAGCTGTATCAGTATCATATAACTTTGTTCCGATTCTTTTCCTCAATTCGATATTCCCTCCTTATTATGGTATACTTGTCTTCGTCAAGGCTTGCCTCAAAAGCCTTGTGGATTGAAATAAAATCAATTCGATGAAAGAGCCGGTCCACTTCGGCTCTTTTCATTTTCCCAAATAGATCGTCTCAAAGCCCTGATCCCATTTATAGTAATTCTTTGGGATCTGGCGCATGTTCTCTCTCTTTTTGATGATGATCTTCTGGACTCTCTTATCCTGTTTCAACTCATCTGCTTTGGCCATGACAGCTTCCTCATACCTATAATTGCCTCTGACAATCTGGTAGTACGGAGACTCCGTGGTCAAAATCTTCATAAAGAACATATCGGTTTTCATTTTTCCCTTATCCTTTCTGCCCTGGTCACCGGGCCGGTGTCATTATTTCTCTTGTGATTAAATATACAGCATATGTATACAATTGTCAATATAGATTTTATTGATACTTCATCAAGTTGAAATGAACAGATCGGGAAGCCTTGTGTTTGATAAGAACAAATTATGGAACAGATTTTTTAATTAAAGCATCCTAACTTAAGAGGAGATTTTACTATGGCAGAAGGTTATGAACCAAGACCAAGTGTGGATGTATATTCAACGAGCGAAATAAAGGTCGGTACTTGGATTGATGGAAAACCTCTCTACGAAAGAACTTATTCTGTTAATTCGAGTGGACAAGCAGGCGTTTGGGAAAGATTTGATTTGGGTATTGCAAATTTATCTTTTGCATTTTATACATTAGTGGTAGGCATTCGCAGTGATGGTGCTTGTCCACAGCCGTATAATGTAAATTCTGGAGATTTGTTAGTTCCGTCAATATCTTTGTCAAATGTAAGAATGAGTATATATTGGCAACATTCAAGCGCTGTTTATACTAAATTTTACTTTACCATTAGGTATACAAAAACCACAGACTAAAAGCAATCAGCGGGATTGGTCACCCTTTCCCGCTGATAACTAACTATAGTATTTCTATTACAAATTCCACGTATATTTCGAATGTTCTTTCACTCGTTAAAGATGACCGGGTGATGAACCCGGTCTTTTATTTTTCACGTAGTAAGACAATTGCGGAGAGGTCGAAAGTTCTCGGTTCTGTGGTATGCCCATTATATATATTAAATACTATATCCATATTACCATTTGGGAACCATCCAATTCCTCCTAAATTAGGTTTTCCCCAACCGTTGCCAATATAAGGCGATACAGATAAAACTTCATAGCTATCATATGAGTAAGGTATTTCTATATCAAGACCTTTAGATTTATTAGCATCTATTGACCCTGTTGATATATTTGAAATTCTGTAAGTGATTAAATTTGTAATCTTTCCACTTGCCATCAACACCACCTTTCTACCGTTAATTTGTTCTTATCGAACCCATTCATGATACGACTCCATACTTCATTCAGCTGAAGGTTCCGGTTCAGAGAAATCAAAGACCTGATTCTTGATGGCTCCACCGCTGGCACTGTTGACAACCTGCACGAATTCATATTCCAGATTCTCGCTGTCGATATCCGCAGCCAGAATGTTATAGAACCGCTTCAGTGCCTGAGTCTCAGTTTCGAAACTCTGTTCACTGTGAGCTACAGTTCCCTGCTTGTTGACGTTATAACGAAAAACCATATAAAACATAATCAATTTCCTTTCTGCCCTAAAACGACATTCGCGGTCGCAGCCGCAGTACATGTACCGGTGAATGAAATGTAACCGGTTTGAGAACTCCAGGCCACACCAGTTGTGATGTTGGCCGATGGTTCAAATGTGATATTGAGTAGTACAGTATCAGCCGTGATCCGGCTGTCCGTGATTCTCAGGATCTCCGCATTGGTTGCTGCCGATACACCCTGCTGGTAGAAATACAGGATCTCTTTATCCAGCCTTGCCTTGGCTTCTGTATCCTGAATAGGATACGACACATTGTCCTTGATAACTTTATCGACGTAGGACATTCTCCCTCCTTATGATAAATCTTGCCAGCTGACGCCCAGCTCTGCAGTCGGATCAGCTGTAAGCACCTGTCCTGCCGTTCCGACCGGCAGCCTTCGGTAATCACCTTCACCGGCGAACACGATGATATCTCCCTTCGTCAGTCCGACCAATGCCGGGATCTTCCGTATGGATTGCATCGACTCCACATTAACGGAGAAGATCTTTTTAGTAGGTTCGATGATCTTGCTTGTCTGTTCCTTTACGATGAGTTTCATGAGCTGCTCCCTGTTGTGATCACCAGCGCGTTATCTGAGGTATCTACATCGATATCGAATTCTGCGTTCGTCACTGTGAATGTAGTCGTGGTTCCATCGGTAAAGGTAATCGTATAAGTGTCTACATTACCGGACGTTCCGGTCTTTACGATCGACGCGATCCCGTTCCCCGTTGCTCCGGTTTCACCTTTTGCCCCGGTGTCCCCTTTAGCTCCGGTGTCCCCTTTGGCGCCTGTATCGCCTTTCGCGCCGGTGTCTCCTTTATCACCTTTTTCTCCCTGGATACCCTGTATGCCCTGGATACCCTGTTCTCCCTGCGGACCCTGTTCTCCGGTTTCGCCTTTCTCACCCTGGATACCCTGGATACCTTGCGGCCCCTGTGCCCCCTGCGGACCTGTATCACCTGTTTCGCCTTTCGCTCCGGCCGGAATACCAATGTTCAGTATGGCTCTCATCAGGTTCCCGACATTCACCACATAAGCATCCGATCCCGGCGGCAGCGTTTCCACCTCTCCGATCGATACTGTGTAATGGCTTGTCTGCACGGATACATAATTGGATCCTGTCCACCGATAGATGATATTCGTGCTATAGACGAAGTACAGCCTGTTCGCGCTTCCATGGAAAGGTAGATCAGCCTCAGTCGGTACAGAGATCAGGTACATCATTGTGCCTTCGATCGTCCTGGTAACTGCATCATCAACAAACACAACACCGGTCAGCACCTTCTCTCTGGTACCATCGGCATATGTTATGAAGACGTCATATACCCCTTTATCGAATCCCATCCGCTGTGTTTCTTCAAAAGGGATTGTCAGACAGATAACACCGTCAGCCGGGATACTGTTGATAAAAAACGGATAGTATTCAGCAGCTTCTGCGTACTGTCTCACCTGACCTTCTATCGTGGCACCGGTCAGATCCACCGGCTGATAGTATTCATCCTTCACGTCAAAAGTCATTGCGAAGTCAGCACCTGTATGAATTACAATATTCAGTTCTTTCAGTTCTTCGCTCATCTTGTCACGTTCCTTGTTATGATCGCCTTGCCCTGCAGCAGTTTGTCCCGCAGCCCTTCAATATCGGTAATGAAGATGTCATAAACCCCGCGTGCAAAATGGATCTGCTCGGTGACTTCCTTCGGCAGCACCAGCACAAAGCCGTCAACGCTGGCTTTCACGCCAAAGGTAAAGCTGTCTGCGCTTTCCTCAAAGTCCCGCAGCTGCGCTTCAATGTTCCATTTACTGTCGATCAGCAGCGCATGTTTCGATTCATCCAGCAGCCACTCATCCGGATCCGGATACCAGGCATGCTCATCCTCATCATCAATGACGGAGTTATCAGTCAGGAATATTGATCCGTTGTAGATCGTCGTACCGTAGTTCGTGATCTCCTCATCATCATCTGCCTCAAACTGCAGCGTCAGCCTGTAGTCCGCACCGGCCTTGATATTAATGTCAAAGTTAGGTACTTCACCTGGTAGGTTCATTGTCTTGTCACTTTCTTGACCACCTGGTACATGGCATCCGGCGTCGGTGTCGTGCTGGTCAGGATCTCCACCGGTTCCATAATGCTGGCCCCGTAATAGCTTTTCAGTTTGGCGATCGCCAGCTGACTGTTGTAACTGCGTCCGGCTGCATAATGCCAGTAATCGCCCTGGATATATATCGGTGTCGGTTTCGGTACCGTATAAACCCAAAAGTCTACCACCTGACCACCGCGCCCCGATCGTCCGCCCATCACCTTCTTCTGAAATACAAAATCCAGCTTCAGCCGGTACAGAGCCAGTGCACACCAGTATTCCTCTTTGGAGTCCGGCATCTGTCCCTGCACCGGTTTCTTCTCCGGGAATTTCGGCTTCGCAAGATGAGATGAGCTGACCGGCTTCGGACGTACATAAACCTTATTGCCTGCCGTCCTGACAGTAGATCTGCCTTTGATCTGGAAGATATCTTTCTTCGCTACCATGATCAGATCTCGTTCAGTGTGATCTGCAGCAGGTTCCCCGGCCGCACACATTCCCTCAGGTTGCTCACCGTCGGAGGATCTATGAAAACGATCTTGTCATCAAACGGATAAGTGAAAGCCCTCATGTGCAGCGCTGTTGCATTGTTCGACCAATCGATCAGTGTGTTCAGCCGGTCATAAGGACTGATATCCTCTACCTCTCCGCGGAGGTTCACATCTTCCTGAAGGTTCCGGCAGCTGGCAGCATAGCAATACTTGGTACCGACTTTGATAACAGTCTTCATAACGACTGCTTTGATAAACGGTGTCCGGTATTTGTCATTGGTCTGCAGCCGCAGCCTGTACCGCAGCCGCTTCGCAGTTACCCCGAAGTTGGCTTTGAACTTGATCTCCTGCGTCGGACTGGTAATATAATATTCGCTCATCGGATACCAGTTCGGATCCTGGTCGATCTGATAGTCCGCTTCGATATAGACTGCACCTTCTTCCAGGTATTCAGCCATAACATTCATGGATCCCCATTGTTTGATGACGTCCACCATACCGATTGACATCCAGCTGGAGACCATTACCGACTCATGTGTATATTCTGCAGCGTTGTCATAAACGGCCTTCAGCACATTCGACGGCATGACCAGCCAGACAATATCATCCCCGACGGATATCCACAAACGATCCGGCCGGTCTCCGGAGACAGTCTGATAACCCAGTGCTGTGATCCGTTCTCCTGCATTCGGCGCCCGATATATCTCATGCCAGCCCTGGTTATTGTTCAGCAGCACAGAACTGTAACCGTCAGCTCCTGCATCAACGGCGGCAAAGTACCGCGCCGGATATGCCAGCATGTCAGCGATCTGTCCCTGTCTGTTTGACGGCAGCCCGGAATCCCGGTCAGGACCCACAGCGTCCACCTGTTGGTTATAGTAGCGTTGGATCCCGCCGCGCATCCACCGGAAATAATAGTAGATGTTATGGACCATGGACACCTTACCGTTCCATTCTTCCATAACAGTCTGCAGCTCTTCCAGATTGATCGTGTCCACCGTGCCTTCGGAACTGATCGAATGGATCATACCTTCCCGGTTGATCCACAGTGTCTTATAGACTGTGTTCATCATCATCGGATATTCTGCCAGCCCGGTGATCTTTCCGTAACTGTCTTTGAATGTATGTGTCCCGATGAATTTGGAATGGTTCACCGTTTCCACCTTCAGGCTGTACAGCTTCGGATTATCTCCGGCTCCGATCGTGATCTTCACCCTGCGGTACCGCCTCTTGCTGGAGCAGGAAAAGTACAATACTGAATTGGCTGTGTCGGCTTCGATCTGTTTCACATCTTCATAAACGATATTGTCTTCAGAAGCCTGCAGCGTGATATTGAATACCGGATGTTTATCTCCGGTGATATTCCCGACTGTCACTTTATACATGACAGCCACATCGTCCGGCCTGCCGAAGTCTACACCGTCGCTGACCACTTCCTCTGCAAACGAATTGACCAGGGAAGCCGGAATACTGATCATCGCGATATAGCTGTCATACTGTGCCTGTGAGATCGTGCCTGCTGTTTTCAATTCGTCCAGCAAACTGACCAGGGACTTCTTCACCTGCTGTTCATCGGAGATCCGGTAATTGATCAGATTGAGATATGCATCATATTCATTCTCAGTGATATTCTCTTGCTGCATCTGATCAAACAGCAGATCCACCAGCGCATTCACCGGGACCACTTCCGCGGAAGCTGTCAGGTTGCAAACCGTGATCGCGTTCGGCAGCCAGTCTGTAATGGCGCTCTGGCTGATACTGATCTGATGATTTGTGTCGTTGTTTTGTGCCCGCCACAGGATCAATCCGCTTGTATCCCGGACAGTCTGCAGATACATCGCACAATTGTTGATCGTTGTTGCGGAAGGTGTCGATCCTCCGACCGGCATAACATTGTGAGTATACTGATCAGCCATTGAGAGCCAGCTGCCGCCGCTCCACTTCATCTTACGGATCGGTGTGCTGTCGCCCTGGGCAAAGAAGATCGTGTCATTCGCTACCAGGATATCTGTGACATAAGCTGTCAGCCCGTGTGTCACCGCCGGGATCTCCGTGAACAGTCCGGTGTCTACGATCACATAGGTCGTTGTCGCATCATGTGTGATCTGATAGTAACCGTCCAGGACCAGCGTGTTTGTTGTATTGCTGATGACTTTACGCCACACTGATACAGTCTCCGCGATACCGGTACCTTCAATGATACCTACCTGACAGCCTGCCCATTGGTTCGTCTGCCAGTTCTTTGCAGCATCGATCAGCCTGTTTGTCTGCCCGCTGTTGTTGTCAGCCAGCCCGATATCTCCGTTCATGTACAGCTTCGGATCACCGGTGGGCAGCTGCGTCAATGCAAATGTCAGCTGCTTATAAGTAAAGAACCGTGTAGATCTGCCGCTGTCAGCTGCTGCGATACGGTAATACAGATCATAATTGAGATAGGTCCGCCAGCTGCCTTTATAGACATAAGTGTCAAGGCTGCCTTCGACAGGTTTCATCCCGATCTGCCAGCAGTTCTCCAGCTCTCCGCATAGTGATCCGACTTTGATCCAATAGGTCCCGGCTGCCAGGCTCCGGCTGCCGAAACAGAATTTCTTGAACTCGCTCAGCACATCGGTGATCTCTTCGGTTGTGTAGCTGTGGCTTTCCAGTTCGGTACCGGGAAGGCCGTCATCGTCGCTGCATAAACTGACAGTCAGCCCGGCTTCCGGATTCCCTCTGCGCCGCAGCAGTACATACAGCTGTGCTGCGCTTTTGGCAGCCGTCAGGATAAACTTCGTTGCATATACTGCATTGGCCTCGATCATCTTCCAGCTGACGGATCCGGGATAGTTCGTGATCGCATCCTTCAGCCCTTCCGCGTAATAATCCAGCGGAGCACAATAGATCTGCTTGAAAGCTGTCTGGCAGCGCTTGCTGTCATAGAATCGTGTGGTGTCATCCTCATGATCTTCCAGCGCACGGCCGCCGCTCCAGTCATCCTGTGCGGTTGCGGACCATGGTTCCTCCAGGTCTTCGTACTTTGTTGTGCCGGATTTTGTTCTCAGGCTGGATCTCTGGTTCGGACTGGCTGAAATGTTGAAAGGATCCGCAGCACCCTTGCTATCGCAAACGATCAGCCCGACGGTCTTTTCCCCGTCGGATAATGAGATATGATGTGTGGACTGCTGGATCCCCGGTCCTACTTCTACATGGTATGTCATCTGCCACCCCACTGCGGGAATGTCATTGTCCTGATCGGCAGCCTTTTGATCGGCAGCCTGCTGTTATCTCGTTCATAGATCTTGGCTTCGTTATACATATCGGTCGCGACCAGGTTGTCTTTGTGTGTGTTCTGGATCAGGTTCCGGCACAGATAAAGCCAGGCCATATACCGCAGATAAAGCGGATCCACCTGGCTGCTGATCTCATCATCTTTACCGACGGCACCATGATAATCTGCGTAGGCGATCAGGATCTTTCCGCCCTTCTGATAACGTGCTGTGTGCAGATCATACAGCCAGAGCTTCCCGTCTTCCACCCGCCAGTAATGACTTTCTGCTGGCTGCGCTTTGTCCAGGTAACCGTCATACATCAGGATCACTTTGCGGATATCTTCCGTAACGCCTTCCGGCAGCTCATAGTAATCTGCGTCCGAATCGTATTCCAGTTCGTCATTGTATTTGACGATCTTGTACATCCGCAGCACACTGTTGATGGCATTGATCAGCTTCTGCGTATCAAACTCCAGCCAGGCCGCGATCGTGATTTCATCACCGGCTGCATACCCTTCCGTGAAACTGTCCATCAGCTCCAGTGTTTGTGCAGCACCGGATCGGATCCGGCCGAATTGCCCGGCACATTCTCCGCTCTGGAACCAGATCGTACCGCCGCCAAACTCAGCGACGCGTCCGGAAAGATCATTACAGGTGAGCCTTCTGTCGTTCACCCGGCTAACAATATAATCTTCGGTACCTTTGGCAAATGCTGCCAGGTCCAGCGTCGCGTCAAATAATTTCATCAGTCCTCCGGATGATATAACTCCAACTTGCCCCGCGGTTTGAAAGCCTTGCGGACCTTGCTGATCTCACCGGTGATCGGATCCCGGAACTTCATTTCCCACAAAGAATTCAGATCATAAACTACAGAAGTATCGACCTGTTCCTCAGTTTTCGATTCCTGTTTCTCATTCTTCTTCGCCATCTTCCACCTTCTCTAATATGGTTGTCCCGTCGATATCATATGCTGCCATGCAGCTCCCGGCTCCGCAGAAATAAAACGGAAGCCCGTCCTGATATTTCACCGGACCGTAAAGATAAACCGGTTCGCCTTTATAGATCAACTTCTCCCGGTTCAGTTTCTCCCATCCTCTTACAAATGCAGCTTCACATGCCACCTTGTAAAAGCCTGGAGTCAGAGGTCGGTTACCAACAGGTTTACTGTCCTCAGGCGTTTCCGGTTTCGCTATCCCGTCGTCTACACTCATCAGCGGCAGGAAGGTCACCGGATCCTTGGCAGTAGACTGGTCCCACCAGATCCGCCGTGCTTCAAAATGCAGATGCGGACCGGTGGTATACCCGGTGTTCCCGCTGTATCCGATGACTTCTCCCTGCTTCACTTCCTGCGCCGGAACTACTAATGACTTTGACAGATGGGCATAGAGCGTAGCCTTCCGGCTTTCATGCTGCAGGATCACCCGGTTCCCGTAACCGCTCCCGTCATAGCTTGATGCCATGACTATACCGTCGCAGCTGGCCAGGATCTCGGTTTCCATTGGGCACCCGTAATCGATCCCGGTATGCGGTTTGTCTCCGAAGGTAACACCTTCAATGACTTCTCCGAACTGCTGGGTGATCGGATACTCTCCCCGGAATGGCTGACGGTATGTGATCATGCTGCCGCCAGGTCATTGATCACGATGACTCGGTTCTCGAACTTTTTGTAAGCATCAAGATACCATTCGCCCTTGTCCCCGTTGTATGTCAGTTCATAATACATTCCATCATTAAGCGTTGAAGAAACAAGATATTTCCAGTTCTGCAGCGCTTTTGATTTCCATACGGTGTACACTCCGAACTCGGGTACAGGATCGGATTTGTCAAGGTGTTCCTTTATATAATTGCGTACAATACTGATAACAACATCGTCCATACTTATTTCAGTGATACTCCCTCGATGTTCCCGCGGACTTCCAAAACATGAAGATACTGGCCCATGATCCGCAGCTGCTTCTGCAGCAGGTGGAGCGGACAGTCATGTGCCGGGCCTTCCGTGCCGGTCATCTCCGCGGCTTCGATCTTGCAGCAATACGCCTTCAGACGGTGGTACCGGATCTTCAGCTGATGATACTCGGCAGTCATCCGATCCTTATAGTCATCGCTGCACATGTTTTCTACAGTGTCTTTCAGTTCCATGCTGATCCCTATTCTTCACCTGCACCGGCTGCGGCAGGCTGTGCGTCTTCCAGCGCTTTCACCCTGGCTTCCAGCTTGGTGACCTGTGTCTGCAGATCATCTCCGGTACTCGGTACGGTACCGACTGCTGTTTCCAGTGCAGTGATATCTGTTTCCTGGCTTACGTCTGTCTGCTTGATCTTGTCGATCTCGCCTTTCAATACTCTCGGATTCATTCAGACCTCCGTTTATTTTCTCAATACCTCAGCGGCAAGGTGTCGGATGTGATCCTCATAATTTGCATCCGCTTCCTTGTACTGCTGCTTCACCGCTTCAAGGTCACCGTTGATGATCCCGGCTTCGTGCAAACGCTTGGCCATCAGCAAAGTCAGATCTCCCAGCTTATCGATCTTTGTCCATAAAAGGAAATCACTCTCGGTCTTTGTCTTCTGCATTGACTTGAGCTGATCCAGCTGATCCGTCACTGCTCTTGTCACAATCACAGTTATGATCGTCCCGATGATCCCCGACGCACAAATGATCTGAAGCACCTGGCTCATCATCTTCCTCCTCAATCATTAGAAGGTCAGTCAATGGATGTGTCGGCTTTGCCCATGAGAATTTGTAATGTGTTACGCCGTATTCTGTGATCGCATCTTTGATAACATCCTCGTCCGGTACTTTGGCTCCCAGGTTGCTCAGGTATTCCTTCGCCCGGAAGATAGCATAAGTCATCTTGTCATCGCCTTCTGCGGAGCTGATATTCCGGAAATAATCCTCAGCTGCAGCATATCCCATTTGGGCAGCATAAGCCAGCAGCTTCGCCAGTTCCGGATTCTTTTCACTCAGCTTCTTCCAGATCTCGACGAGCCATTTACATACCAGGACCACAAGCACAGGCACAAAGATCTTGATCATCTGCATCACTGCTTCATTCACCAATGTATTCCAATCTACGTCCATACTTCCCTCTTGCAAATAAGGGGACTGCCCCTATCCGGAGCTGTCCCCTCACGATTCGAATGATCAGCGTACTCCGCCGGTGCTGACACCGACCTTTACCCATCCGAAGGACGGGCTGGTGCCGCTCACCGTTGCGACGGCTCTGCGGAACTGGCCTTTCCCGCGGACCTGCATATCCCATTCCCCGGCCGCTTCAATGTCAGGGAAAGTGCAGATGTCGTCCCAGTTGGTCTTGTCATCGCTGCCCTGGATCTTCAGGACGATCTTCGGGGAAGTGCCGGAAATGGTACCGCCAACGACGGCACGGTAATTGACCTCATAGAGATCGTCACCATGGAAATCAACGGCGGATCCGGTGGTGGTGGTAGTCATCGCGCTGGTCGTTTCGATCAGCATCAGATCTTTATCAAAGGTTCCTGCTGTCTTCATTGTTCCTCCTTATTCGAACTTCAGACCGGTCAGCCAGGACAGGGAGCGCTTGTGGGTCACGATGTGGCCGACGTCCCATTTGACGATGGTGCGGTCATGCACACCGTCATCCAGCATGCCGATGTGATCAGCCTTCAGCGCTTCGAACTGCCACGGCTGATAATGCTTCTTGTCCATGCGGACGAACATGACGGAAGTCGCGGTACCGTCGGACAGGTCTACTGCACCGGTGTACAGTTCCTTGTTGGTGATCACCGGAATGTCCGCACCGTAGGCGTCCATGTCCTCATAGGTGTTGCCGGCATCCACAAACTTGATGCCCTTGTAGTCGATGAAGTGGCGGCCGATGCTGTCTTCGGTGGTCTTCAGGTAACCGGAATCACGCAGGATCGCTTCGAAGTGATCCAGGAATGTGCGGTTGCAGACTGCGAAGTTCGGGGCACGTCCGTCGATCGCGCTGATGGCCTTGTCCATCTGGAGGAAGAGCACGCTGATGTTGGTCGCGTAGTTCGCTCCGGTCGGGGTCAGATCCAGGACCGCGTTGCCTGCGGGGTTCGCGCAGATCTTCTGGCCGGGGAATTCGTTGTTGATCATCCAGCGGATGCCGGTGATCGCCTGCGGATCCTTGGTCGGTTCGTTGTTCACCCAGGCGTCATTGAACTGACGGGCCATGGTGACGATGGTGTCATCGATCTGCTGGGTCATCGGGTCCACGATCTTCGGAGTCTTGTCTTCCTTGATCAGGTAATCAACATCGATGTTGTTACCGAAAGAGAAGATACCAGCGGAGACCGGTTCCGGTTTACCCTGAATGACGGATCCAAAGGATTCGTTGATCTTACGCCAGGAGACCGGCTTCAGCTTACCGGAGCGGTAAGTCTGGACAGTCAGTGCCTGGATGTTCTCAAAGCTGAGCGTGTCGATCAGCTGAGATTCTTCCTGCAGTGTCTTGATGATTCCCTGTTCAAGCATATAGGGAGTCAGCAGATACATATCAGCCAAAGTTAAAGCTGCCATATTATCTCCTTCTTTGTTCTTTCAGCCCCTGTGTGATCAGGTCGGATCGGTCTGTCTTCTTGGGATCATGGAAGTTCCCTTTGACGCCGCCGCCTCCCAGTGCGGGACTGCTTGCCAGGTTGCCGGTTGTGGCTCCCTGCTGTGATAGTCTTTGTTTCTTTGCTTCGAATGCGGTCTCAAAAGCCCGTACAAATTGGCGTGTTTTCTGAAACTGTTTCGGCTGTCCGTTCTCATCTGTGAAGAACTGAGCATACTCCGGATCCTCTCTGGTGATGATCCCGACACCGGCTTCCATAGCTGCATCGTAGATATCGTTCCAGTAATCCTTCGTAATATCTCCGCCGTTCTGTTTGATCCACGCTTCCGCTTCAGGACTTGCAGCAGCACTTTGTACCGGCTGGGCTTCCGGTTGCTGTTCCTGCTGCTCTGACTGACCGGTTGCCGCAAGCATTGCTCTGGCCTGATCCGCTGTCGGATTCTGGATACCTGCCTGCTTCATCTGATCAATCATTTTCTGCACGCGGTTGTAGGACTTGTCGGTCGAGGACTGAACTAACCGTTCGATCCTGTCCATCGCTGCATTCAGCTGCTCGCTGGTGACATAGCTGACTTGCGGCTGATTCTGCTCCGGCATACGGGAGTCAGATCCCTGAGCCTGCGAAGGGGTCTGATTCCCCATTCCTTGCTGCGGTGTCTGAACTCCGATCGTTGTTCCGCCCGAAGTAGCTCCCGGCTGCCCGGCCGGTGCCGCTCCAATCATTGTGTCTGCCATAAATTACCTCTCCTTATTCTCCGGGGATCTCCCTATTATCATGTGGTTAAAACAGAAAAGGACGCCCTCATTAGGACGTCCCCTTTTCTGGATGACTATAAATATTTTACCATGAAATTGTTATTCCCAGTCCTGTAATCCCGTTACATAATCCTTGTAGCTCATAAAGTTCGGATTAGCATACTTCTCATACAGCCTGGACAGCTCCCAGCTTGCGAAGTCACTCAGGTCCTTTCCGGTGGCCTTTGTATACTCCAGCTCCTTCTGTGTCCGCTGGCTCATCTCTGCATAGGAATTGTAGTAGGTATCCTCATTGTATGCAGCGCTGCGATCGTCAAGCCACTTCTGTACTTCCGGATGTTCATTCTTGTATGTCCGGTTCCAGTCCCAGTATTCGCTCAGCTGCGGCATGGCAGCCAGGAATGCTTTCCGCTGATCCTTCGGCAGGTCGTAGTACATATCCTGAATGATGCTGATACCGGGGAAGTGTTCGTCCTTGTAAGTGTTGTACTCCTCAACCACATCCACAGCCTGGTCACTCATCCGCATGATGGCACTGACGCCTTCCACATTGATGCTGCCGACGGCCGGATTCGTCCCGCCCAGCATAGCGTTCCACTCTGCCAGCTTCTCGATCGGTACCGCCTTATAGTTCTTCGTTTCCTTATTGATGATCGCATACCTGAATTCCGGCCCCATCTGGTTCTGGATATCCCGCTGGCGCTCATACGGTTCTGCATAGTAGGCATTGCTGATATTCTGATACAGCGTATACTTCAGCAGCTCCACCGGATCATTCATGTAGGTCGCAGTCCGTGTGTTATATTCCGGATACTTGTCATACCACCGGCTCACCGCGTTCAAATCTCCGTTAGCCTGGTCAATATAAGCCTGATCCCGTTCAGCCTTCTCAGCCCGCAGCGTCTGTTCTCCCTGCGGATATACCATACCGCCGCCCAGCAGAGATATTGCCATACCGCCCAGGGCAGAACCGATGTCCGTATTCCCTTCAACGAACTGCTTCACGCCTTCCAGTCCGGCAAAGCCCGGTACCTTCAGCATGGCTTCCTGTCGCTGCCGGTCAGCTGCCATGTCCCAGATCGTCCCTGATTTCTCATTCATCGCGTTGAGCCCCTGGTGCCATTCGATCTCTCCGTCAGCGACCATTTGGCTGATCTGTTTCCTGATCTGCTGATCACCCAGCTGGCCGAATTCATTGAAGTCCAGCCCGTACAATTTCCGCAGCTGCTTCTCCGGCATCATCATCGCGTCACCTACCAGGGAACCAAGCTCACCGATCAGCGGCACACCGTTCGTCAATGTCTTGATCGCGTTGCCGGTTCTGGTTCCGGAAAGTGTGCCCGGATCCTCGCCCTTCTGTTTCTTTGACCACCAGGTATAGAAAATATTCGGACTGATAAACTGGCTGGCTAATGTGTTCAGCCCGTCCTGTCTTCCGATCTCTGTTTCTGCCTGTGCATAAGCATTAGCCCATACTTCGCCGCTCTTGTCATTCAGTGCCTGCAGTTTCTCTTCTGCTGTGATCACACCGGACTGTACCTGCTGTTCCAGGATCTCCTGTGTCCTGGCATTCAGTGTCGCCTGGTTCATATTGCTGGAATAACTCTGACCGAACTGAGCAAACGGGAACAGCTGCGCGTTTAGATCTACATAATAGGACCCGCCCATCCAGTCAGGAAGGTACGGCATCGGGATCCTCCAGCGTCCTGCTACACGGCTCGGCAGATTCTCCTGCCGGTTCTTGTCCTCATATTCCTGCATCCGCTGATACGCATTTCCCAGTGCCGGCTTGTCGATCATCCGCTTCGCCCACTTCCACATACTTCTGGTGTACCAGAACTGATAAGGAGACAGCATTGTCAGGATCGGATCGAATCCGTATCGCTGAGAATAGTTCAGCATGGCAGCGTCCTTCTTCATGTCGCTGTACTTCATCGCCCGGTACTTCTCCATCCGCATGTCTTCCTTCACGTCCTGATCCAGCCACTGCATGATCTGTGCTCTTGTCTGCAGATTCAGTCCGCTCATCTTCTGCGTCTTCGCTTCGGTGTCCGCATTCTTGTAAGCCTCACCAAAAGCAGCCAGGGCAGGATTCAGGTACTTTGTCTGCAGCTCGGCATAAGCATCGGCCACCGGCATTGTCTGCGGAGTCGCTCCCTGGCGTGTCGGCTTGATGAATGCAAACGGATTCCGCGGCTCATCGAAACCTTCCGGCTTCCCGACGTTGCAGGTCCGCACGATCTCCAGCACCGGATCATAATAGACCAGGCCTTCCGGATTCTGTCTGTCTACGCCCAGCACCTTGTAGCTCTGACCGTCCACCTCTATCGTCTTCTGCATCCGGTCCAGCTCTTCCGGAAGGAATGCCACCAGCACCCCGTCCCGATAAACGTTCCCGGCAATGTTCCAGAAACCATGCTCAAATCCGTATGTCCGTTTGAAGTAGTCGCCTTTGTTCGGCACCGCGGTATCCGGATCCACCTCGGCGCCTTTCTGATAACGCCGCTGCAGCTCTCGCACCAGGTCAGGATGTTCCTGCTGGAAGTCCCGCATGACCTGCTTCTGAATGTCAGCTTCCCAGATCGGGTTACCCTTCGGTGCTTCTCCTTCGGATCCCTGCACCCACCATTCCATATACTCCCATGCATACAGATACTGATCAGCTGTCAGGTTCCGGCTGTTACTGAAATCTCTCAGCAGCCGCTGCACTCTCGTTTCATAAGCCACATTGACGTCGCCCCTCAGGTAAACCGATTCAGCCTGATCCAGCGACATGCTCATCCCGTCGTCAAACGTCCGCTGTAAATTTTCATCCAGCACTTTTGCAAACTGTGAAGACCATTTCCCGTCAGAATCCATTACAGATTGATTCAATGCAGGACCGGAGATGGAGTCAGATCCCGCTTGCTGGGTCTGATTCCCTGCATCCTTCGTTCCCAAAGCAGCTGCCAGCGCATCATTGATCATCTGCTCCCGTGTCTTGCTTTCACTGAACAGACTCAGCTGATTCGGATCACCGGCCTTGTAAACTTCCTCACCGTAGGCATTGAAGAAATCCCGCAGCTTCTTGACGTTGTTCTTCGCATCCCCGAAGAATCCCGCCAGCAGCGCCTGTGTCGGTGTCCATCGTTCCATCCCCGGAATTGTCTGCTGTGCCAGGTAGTCGTGGATGTTGATCCCTGCCTTCCGTGCTTCTTCCAGCAAACCGGCCGCAGCCATAACGTCCGCTGTTATGGATAAACTCTCAGCTCTGCTCCCTGTCTGGATCAAACCTTCAGCACGCGCCATTTCAGGAAGCGATTGTTTCAATGCGGATTCCAGTGCCTGGATGTTGCTGTCGCTTGTTTCGGAAAAACTGCGGATGATGTCCATGCTCTCCGGCGTTGCGTACAATGTAGCGAACAGTGCATTGACAAACCGTGTCCGGCCGTCTGCGCTCAGGATCAGATCTCCTGACCGGTTCGTTGAACTGTACCGTGCCCGCTCCATCTCCGGCAAACTCCGCAGCCATTCAACGGAAGGCTGTGCATTCTTCTCTGTGGTGAAAGTATCGATCCCTTCGCCCGGAATAATATCCAGATTGGCAAGTGTTGTCATGTTCATCCGATTGGCGTCAGTCAAAGCGTTCTCGCTGGCAGTCATTACCTTGTTCCGGTTGCTGTTCGCATCCTCGGCAAACGTAACACTGTCACCGCCCAGCCGCTCCCGGATCAATACCGGATTCTCAAAGCTGTCCAGCTGCTGCGGATCGATCCCGTACTCTCCGACACTGTTCCGCAGATACTCCTGATAGTTCGCCCACTGTTCCGGGAAATGATCCTTCGCGTACTGCATCGACAGCACCCGGCCGTTTCCGCTTTCTACAAACAGGTTCCCTTCCCCGACAATCGGAGCGCCGGAATCAATAGCTCTCTGTTCGTCGATCAGCAGCCCCGGATTCAATGACGCAGCATGTGCGTAAACATCGGTCTGGTCAGCCTGCCGGTTCCGTGCCTGTGCATCGGCCGGATAATCCTCATTGATGATCAGCTGATCCCCGAACCAAACATTCGACGGCTGCAGATCTTCCAGCTCTACCACCTTATACTGCAGCTGATATTTCTTTCCTGTATTGGCTTCTGTTATCGAATAGGCATAAGTGTTCGTGCCTTTTACTTCGTGATGATCAGCAGGAGCGAAAGGATTCATCGTCGCGTCAGCCTTTGCGGACTGAATAGCTTCGAACAGCGTGGCATCATCCACCCGCCAGCCGTTGATCTCCATCGGCAGCTGATAGTTCTGCAGAGCGGCTTCTGCTTCGGCCATGCTGCCAAAGTTCTGCAAAATTGTCCTGGTAACTTCAGCCTGCGCTCTTCTGGTAAGCGCTTTGTCGCTCATCCTCATGTTGTGCCGGTCCTGCCCCAGCTGCGTCCGTATGTTGGTGACCAGTTCCTGGAAGCCGGGCATCCGCTGCACATCATCCGTCAGCATCCTGTCGAAGATATCCCGCAGCTTGACGCCGTTGATCTCTGCGTTGATGTTCAGGACTTCATCCCCTGTGGCTCCGTGGAAAACAAACTCTCCCTGATTGCTGTAATCATTCCCGGTAACCGTAGCCTTGACCTTCTGGTAAATGTCCAGTAGATAATCCCGGAAGGATTTGAACACGGCCTTCAGTCCCGGTGTCGGTGCGGATCCGTCCATCATGTACTGTTCGAATCCCCGTGCAAACTTCTCCTCAGCATCAACATACCGCTGACGTTCTGCCTCGGAAAGGGTCGGATCGTTCTGCTGCCAGCGGACCTCCAGCTCCTGAAACTCTGATACGGATTCAAAGCCTGCCCAGGTCGTGAACTCTGTCAGTAACGGCTGCGACAATGTCCGCCGGAACAGGTGACCGCTCTCGTGTACCATTGTCGATACATCGGAAGCGTTCAGCATCCGGATAATGTTTCCTACATCCGTGTGTTCGAAGGTACCTTTGATCTTGTCGATCGCCTGCTGATGGAGAATGTTCGGATCCAGCTTATTGAACGTCCCGTCATTCTCAATGCTCTTGATCTGCGTAGGTTCGAAGACTACATATACATCGGTTAAATGGTTTCCACCATCATATGTATTCTTTAGAATAACACCGTCTCTGCCTTCTGATATCGCTTGAGATATCAATTGAGAATAACTTATGTCTCGTCCTCTTCCTTTGAAATCATGTACCAATGGATTCTGTATTGATAAGTACACATCCATCACATGACCTTTTGCAATACCAGCTCCTTGCGTGACACAATCGGACATCTTGTCAAAATAGAATCCATACATATATGGATTGTCCATCATTTGAACGTATTTCTTTTTTGACTCTGTTTCAGCACTCTGAAGTTTAATTTCATAATCGTTTATGGCATTTATTAAATCTTCTGGTGTTGGTACATCAACAAGTTCTCCAAATATATTTACTGCTTCTTGGTATTTTTCTGCATATTCAATAGCAAAGGATCGTATTTGATCTACTGAATAATTATCGATTAGGGCTGCCGTATTATTATTGGATTCTAAATATTCTTCAATATCTACATAATTCCACGACTGCCATATTTTAGATGGGTTCGGTATATATTCAGCTGAAGTATCAGGATTAGAAGCAAAGAAAAATCCTTTCTTTGCCGAAGCCGCTCCGGTATTACTACCCAGCTTTTCTTTACTGAATACTTCAAACTGAGCATTGGTTCCATGATGTACTACCAGCGGCATACCATACTCATCCACCACCTTCGACTGTCCGAACCAGTTCCGGAAGTTCTCGTTCCCGTAGTTCTGCATGATAATGTCATGGTACTTCGCAGCATATTCCGCTGTCGTCTGGTGTAGGATGTTCGGATCATTCGGATTCCAGTCCCCGCCGTTATAGATAGACTTGATCTGTGTCGGATCGTAGACTGCGATCTGTCCGCTTTCCGGATCATATATTCCATCATATCCTTCTGCCCGGATCTCCTTATCCAATGCCGCGATAGCCTTATCTCTTTGACGGTAATCATATCCGACCTGTCGCGGATCCGAATGTTCATACTGCAGATATTTCTGCTGCAGCCTGCTTTCGTATTCAGATTGCATGATTGGATTCTGTATGGAAACATACAGCTCCATGACTTGCGGATTCTTTCCGCGTCCCATGGATTCAGCACTTCTTGCGAATGCTTCTCCGGCAGCTCGTTCTGTGGTCAGATAAAACTTATCCTTCCCCAGTCCCAAACCCATGCTGCGTCCCAGCTTGTCATTTGCCTTCTGCTTCCGGAATGTATCGAATGCTTCAGCAGTTCCATGATATACGGTCAAAGGTTGCCCGTTGCCATCATTGAAATAACCGTTACCGAACCAGTTCCGGAAGTTCTCTGTGTTGGTGTCAGCCGGTCTGATCATGTCCACCTGGAACACTCTGCCGGTACCATCCTGTAGATCTACAGTTGTCTGGCCTGTAGGCAGCCAGGACGCGATACCCTTCAGTGCCACAGCCTGAGAATAAAACTCATCCGGATATGCGCCGTTATCCCGTGCCCACTGTTCCGCTGCTGCATCAAACACAGTCATCATCAGGTCAGCCTCGGCCGGTGTCCGTCCTGCCTCGATCCATCCTTCCCGGATCCCGTCCCGATCCAGGTAACCGTTCCGCTCCCGCATGGCCTTCTCCCGGATCGCGTTGTTGGTATCCATGACTTCAGTAGCCTGCACCGTCTGTTCCGGAGTCATTGTCACCGGCGCCTGGTTCTCATACCCCGGACCGGAAGAAGAAGCATCATCAATGATCCTGGCATTCGCATCACCCAGGTCACCGATCTCCCGGATCAGCGCGTTGTACTTCGGATTGAACTCCTCATAAAACTTCGCCTTATCCTCCCGGCTCATCTTGCTCGTCTGTTCATGGGCATCCTGCTGCATATCGTGCATCCGCTGCCGGATCTCACTGATCCGCTGGAAGTTCTGCCGCAGCTGCTCCCCGCTCTTCTGTGTCGCGAACTCATAACCTTCCACGAAAGCCTGGTCCATCCGGGCCTGCATCTCCTGCTCCCGTGCAAAGTGCTGATCATAAAGTTCCGATACATTCCGGTGGAAGTCATCCCATACCTCGGACATCTTGACCTTATCCACCTTGCCCTTTCCGGCAGCCTGCCGCAGCGCATTGGTTCGCTCATAAGCCCTTGCCAGCTCCCTGCTCTTTGCATCATTGAAGTTCTGCCAGTTCTGGTTCTTCTCGTTCATAAAGCCGATGTACTTCACATGGTTCTCATGCTGGAATCCCAATCCCTTCATCACACCTGCAACGGTACTTACTTCCTGCTTATACAGGTCAGCCCATTCCTTCTGCTGCCGTGACACCAGATCTGCCAGCAGCGACCGGCTCTGCGGACTGTCCATGTTCTCTGCCATAATCCGCTGGTAGGCGTCTGTCCATTCTTTCCGCTGCCGGATCCAGAAGTCTGTGTGGTTCATTTCCATTTCTGACATAATGTGTGTCACCGGTGTCAGCCCTTCTGCCTCGACAACAGTAGCCACATTGTTTGCCCGCTGGATCAGGTCTTCCCGTCTCAGATTGTCGATATACTTCTGCAGCCTGTCCTGTGCATCATTGATCACCGCTGCCCGTTCTTCTTCGGTATTGCAGTTCTGGATCCTGTCCTTCAGGTCCTGCATGACCCCTGACTTCTCGATGATCTCCTCATAAACGTTAGCCTCTCCACGGAACAGATCAGCGCACACCTGTTTCATCACGGTTCCGGCATCCGGCTTGACATACGTTGAGAACAGCGCCTTCCCGACCTGATCCATGTTCAGCCCGTTCTCGACTGCTCCATAGATCACATCGGTCATGCCTGGTGTCTGTGTTTCGATCGCTTCTACCAAAGCATCCGGCATCAGGTGGAAACCTTCTCCCCGCTTCCAGCGCTGCCGCCAGTATTGCTGGATCGCGACTGCTGTCAGCTGGTTCCCCTGCAGCGTTTCCATCTTCCCGGATAAACTGCTGAACACACCCAGCTTATCGTTTGCTTTCTTCAGCAGGCCGTTCACTCCGGTCAATGCTCCCTGCAGCCCTTTGTCGGTTCCTTCTTTCTTCGCCTGTCTCACAGCCCGGCTGAAAGCATCACCCTCAGCATCCTGTCCCCGGAATTCTGCATTGACGTCCACATCCATACGGGCAGGACTTACTCCGAAAGCATCCATATACTGCCGGATCTGTTTCGGTGTCATGAATCCCAGCACACCTTCCGCAGCAGATGTCACCGCATTGTTCACAACGTTGTTGATAAAGTAAGACGGAGACCACCCCAGCAGCAGGAGACTTTGTGCAGACTTCGCCGTATCGAATACCGTGTTGATCGTGCTGTTCGGTTTGACGCCGTAATATTCTGTGTAATACTTTGCCATGCTGTCGATCATGGATGTCGTGATCTGATACTGTACCTGTCGGATGTCCCATGCCAGCGGCGTACCCTTCCCGTCTTTTGCTGTGGTAAAACCTCTGACGATATCACTGACCTGATTCACACCGTTGCTTACATCGATGTCTGCGATCATCCCGTTATGCTGTGCTGCATAATCCCGCACCCGCTGTTCAAATACCGCCGGTGTTTCCGAATATAAACTCAGCACATCCTTTACTTCCATGCCCAGGGCATCCGCAGTCTTTGCCAGTGTGTTCCTTGCTCCGGCCGATTCATCAAACTGACGCAGGATCACTTCCGGATTCACTTCAGCGATGGCTTGCCTGATCCCGTCACGGACCGTCAGCACTTCGGCCGAATTGTTAATGCCCGAATCATAGGTGCCGTTCGCCTCCCCTGCCAGACTTGCCAGCCGGTTCCGGATGTCGTTCGTGTCTTTGGCATCATACATATAGGCGTTCAATGTATTGGTCGCGATATTCCCGACGCCTGCCACCTTCGACTCCGGCAGCATATCAGTCATGCCGGTCTTCTCTGTCCGTGCAAACTCCTTGATCTTACCGTCCGCGTCGATCCCTCCGAAGAACCGGTCCGCAGCAGTCAGTGTGTTGGTGTCAGCAGTTCGTGCCAGGTTCTTCCGGATGTCCATCCATTCCATGATCCCGCCCGGCGCTTTCAATCCGGTGGTTGCCTGGATGATGTTGCCGACAAAGGGCAGCTGCGTCAGCATGGATCCGCTGTTGATCCGTGCAGCATCCACACCGCGCGAATCTTTGGTGATCCGGGAGACAAGTCCGGCTGTCTGGTTCTCGATCGGCGTTGTCAGGATGTCCATGTCCAGCAGCATCTGTCCCGTATAGTCTGCAAGGAAAGCAGAAGTGCCGCCGGCATTGTTCACCTTCTCGTTCATGATCGCCATCTGGGTATCTTTGTCGTAACCCAGCGCGTCCATCTCATCGAACATTTTCCGGATGGCCCGCATACCCTCATCCCGGTACGTTCCCGGAGCCAGCTGCTGTTTCTCATTCAGCCCGCGGTTGAAGAACCATCCCTCGCCTTCTTTGGTACCCTTCTCTCCTTCGAAGATCTCTTTCATCGCATCGATCGCGAAGTCCCCGATATCTCCGTACATCTCATAGGTATATTCCCCGGCTCTCCACATGGATCCGGCATTGTCCCAGACTTCCTTCAGTGAATCATTGATGGCAGCCATTAGTCCGTAGCTGTCGTTCTTATCCTCGTTTGCCCTGGCAAGGTTGCCCTTGACGATGTCTGCTGTCTGTGCTCCGAATCCGACGGTATGCTCTACCAGCGTGTCTGCCAGGTCGGAGACTTCCAGAAACTTGCTGAACACAGGGATCTCTTTACCGCTGACAGCCTGGTAAAATGCAAGACCTCCGACACCGATCGCAGCTCCGGCCAGTACCCACGGATTGGTCAATACCGCTGCTGCCCCGCCTGCTCCTGCTGTAGCTGCCAAACTGCCGGCGATCTTCAGCGCTGCCGGTCCTGCCATAGCGGAGGATAATGCCTGCGCCCCTGCCTGTGTCTTGTCAAGCCAAGCCGGTGCATTGCTCATGTTTGTTGATGTTGATGAAATAGCGGCGAATAATTTTCCGGTAAATCCCAGGTCATTCCAGTCACCTGTCGGCTTCTCCTCGTTCCATCCCTGCAGCTCCGGATCTGTCGGCCGGTATAGTTGGGAGTCAGATCCCTGAGCCTGCGAAGGGGTCTGATTCCCCGTATCCTCCGGCACCGGTTCCCACCATGGCGCGTACTGGTTCTGCATCACATCCGTCACAAAAGGATCATCCTCCCGCAGCGTCTGCCATTTGTCTGGTGTCGCTCCCTGATTCAAATAGGAATAATAATCATGCAGCGTGTTGATCTGATCCCTGCTCCAGTGTTCATCTACATACTCCGGATCCTGATCATACTTGTCCCATACCTGCATCAGGTTCTCAGGCTGCGCGATCCATAACTGTGTCGGCTGTGTTTCCTGTACCGGCTGTGCTGTCTGGACTCCGCCTTCATAATAGGTCGGTACAGTTTGTTCCTGTTCGGTTACGGTTGGCTGCTGGCTGACGGCTGCTGCACCCTGGCTGCCGCTGTCTCCCATCTGTCCGTCATAATATCCGCCTCCCGAATCCTGCTGCACATCTCCGCCGGATCGGAAGCGTTCATTATTCTCGATCACCTGCTGCTGTTCTTCAGGTGTAAACTTTTCAACTCCCCAGGACCAATATTCTGCCATGATCAAATACTCCAGCTCGTGTTGCCGTTCCAGTAGATACCGTTATTCGCTGTGCTGCCGCGTCCGTAATTGGTGCTGCCGCCGGATCCACCGGAATATCCTGATAGTCTCAGCCGCTGCTGATTGTTATTGACGGTAGATCCTCCGCCGCCATAGCTTCGGCCTGCTGGCTGTCTGTTCTGCTTCCAGACATTCACGCCGCCTGCTGTCTTCCAGTCCGGCCTGTATCCATAGAATGTACCGAAGTTGTTATAGTATTCCCGCATCGGTTCTTCCCAGCCTTTGTAGCTGTTGCGGTTGGCTTTGTAGTAATTGGCCTTCACCTGATCGACCGGATAATACTTTCCGTTCCATTCATAATAACCTTCATATACGTTATTACCGGACTTCTTCCCGTAGGCATTGTTACCCATGGCGATCAGCTCTTCCTCGGAATATCCTCCCTTCCGATACGGAGCCTTCACAACATCACCACCCTGTCCATAAGTCGGTTTGAATGTCATTGATCCCTTCGGTATATCAGTTCCGCTGCCGGTTCCGGATTTGGTGGTGGTTCCTGCTTTGGTAGCGGATCCTGCATTCTGATTTACTGCAGCCTTATTTGTTCCCGCTCCTGTTCCTGTTCTGGTTCCGGTTCCTGCATTCCTTCTTTCAGCAGCTTCCCTCGCAAACCGTACACTGTCCGGTTCCCGGCTGTTGCTTCCGCCCATGATATCTGTGATTGCTGCATCAGCTCCCGGTCTGTTGGTTCCGGTTCCCTGTCCGCCGGTTGTCGGTGTGGTTGCCGGTGTTTGTGCCGGTGTCGTTGCCGGTTCCTTCGGTGCCTGAGCTTCTGCCCGGTCAGCTCCGGAATAATATTTTCTCCCTGTCCCGGTACCTGCCACAGGTTCATAGTAGTATGAAGCATTTGGATTGCGTCTGGCTCTTTCCGCATCGGTCATCTGTCCGGCCTTCTGCAGCTGGTTCATCTTTGCGGTCGCATAATTCTCACCGTATTGCATCGCATCTGCTTCGTTCATTCCCTGTTCAATAGCCTGCTGGAAGCCTTCAAGATAATAACCCTGCCGTGCCGGACCGGAATCAGCGTTCACCATCGGTACATCCCGCCGTACATAACTCGGCTGATCTCCGGAATAAGTGTAATTTCCGAACTCCTCGGCTGCCATCCGTTCGGCATCTTCCTGGGAATAACCTCTGTCCTTCAGGATCCGGACCTGCGTGTCATAATCTTCCTGCCCTTCTGCTGTCGGTGGCACATACGTTCCGCCCCTGTTCTCACTTTGCATTGACGGATTCCCCGCCCAGGAAAAGCCGTTATCTGCCAGGTACTGCTGATCATTCGCCAGTCTGATCCCCGGATCATAACCCCGTGTTTCCGTACCACTTCCACCCAGCCCGGCATTCGCCCGCAGGATCGCAGCCTGAAGCGGATCATACTGATAGTTCTGCAGTGCTCTCTGCTGCTGAATGTCTGCGTTCCTTCGCTGCCATGCTGCCAGATATTCCGCAGCCCGCTGATCATTATTCTGCTGGGCCGGATATAACGGACGATCATAGGACGATTGTTC